TAGAGCAGTGGTAGCTCGTCGGGCTCATAACCCGAAGGTCGGCGGTTCAAGTCCGTCCTCCGCAACCAAATCCCCATTTTATCGGCATTTTAAGCCACTTTTTAAAACGCTTAATTTATTCTGAAATTGATTTAAGTAAATTTTCGATAGTTTCTTTAGATTTTCTTACGTTTGCAGTAATATATTTTTGTGTAGTAATGATATTTGTATGACCGAGCGTAAACGATACTTGCTCGATCGGAATTTTAAGGTAATTAATCGAATATGTGCCGATTAGATGCCTGATATCGTGTAACCTTATTCTAGGCAAATTATTACGCTTTAATAGAGAATTCCAACTCTTGCGCAAATCTTGGTATTTGTCGTTTGTCATAGGATTAACGAATACATAGCCGTTTAGCTTATTTCGCTTCTTTGCCTCAATGTATCGACGGTAAAGACGATCATAAAGCTCATCACTCATCTTATAAGACATATCGCGCTTAGCCTTGTTGATTTTAAAAGGGATAGTGTAAGTTCTGGTTTTAAAGTTTATATCGCTAAATTTTAAGCTTAATACCTCATTTTTACGGCGACCGTGGAGCAAGAAAAAGAATATATCCGCGCTTGACTCTTTATTTTCCGAGATGGCTTTAATAAACTTCTTTTGGATAGCTACGCTGTAATCAAAATATCTTTTATTGTCAAATTTAGGCAACTCGATAAAGTCACAAGGATTTTTATTTATTATTTCGAGCTTTAACGCAAGCTTAAAAATAACTTTGAGCTTTGCAAGGATATTTTTAACGGTCTTGATTTTATAATCTCGCTTGATAAGCTCGTTACAAAATCTTTGGATATCCAAAAAATTTATCTCATTTACGTTTTTTAAACCCAAGCCGTCTTTAAAATGCTTTTGATACGTAGCAATGTCGCTTCTAAGCGTAGAAGGGCTTAAAATAAGCTCATAATACTCAAGGTAGTTTTTAAAAAGCTCGTTAAGAGTCATTAAAATTCATACTCTCTTAGACCGCGCTCGATAAAGTCCTCGAGATCCGGATTATTTAGATCGTGCTTTGTGTTTCTTTTCGTAAATGAATTCAAGCCACGATCGAGCATGATATTTTCAACGTAGGCTAGATGTTGAATATTGCAGTTGGCTTTATCAAGCCTTGAATAGTAATTGTATAGCTCGTAATTTTTCATCCATAGAGGCGGTTTTTTGAATTCTTTTCGGTTTTTCATAGCTTCGCGTTTGATTTTTTCTCCCTCGCGTACATACCAAGCATCAACACAGGCGTCAAGATCTGGTTTAATGGTTTGGAAAATTACTTTTTTAGGCGGTTTTTTACGATCATAGCTATTTATAAGCCTATCGCAAACATAATGCTCCAGCTTGCCGTTATCGTAAATAATAACTTCATTACGCTCGGGGATATTGATGTATATATAATCGCTTTGTTTATCCCACTCGAGCACGTTATTATCGTCGTTTTTAAAATTATTTAAGTGATAGAAATCTCGCATTGTAGAAATAAAATTGATTTTTCTATATACCCATAAAGGAACGTTGTTTTGTGAGGTTAAAAATCGCCTTACTTTATGTTTTACATACCAGGCAGCAAGATCGTCAAGCTCCTGGGTTTTCTCTAAATTTATAAAGGTTTTTTGAATATATTTCATTACGTAGCCAGCCGGATTATGTATAGAAGTTTGAAAGCCGTTTGTTTCGCCGTTGGCTATTTGCTCGCGTGAAATAGCGTCCACACGTAAATTTTGAGGAGCGTAAAATATATCCTTGTAAGTGCGCCTTAAAAAATCTATTATGTGTCCTGGAACAAAAAGCAGGGCGTGGATATGCGGCACGCCGTCCTTTTTGTGAGGCTCAAAGCACCTTATATAAGAGTAATCGACCTTAAATTTAGCCGTAAAACGTCTAAAAAATATACGCCACTGATGATTTAAAGTAGCGCACAAATCGCTAATAGTAAGGGGCGCACCATTTTTAACCTTGTATTTAACCTCGGTCGGTAAAAATTTCATATCTTTATCCTTAAATTTGGAGTAATCGCCGCTCAATGCGCCGCGAAAGCAGCCGTTAAGCGTGATCGTGAGAAATACCGGGCGTTGTGCATAATCTATCGCAAAAGAACCGAAAGTGTTTACGCGGTTTGCAACCTCGGCGTAATACTTACGGCTAAAATTTGCGGCCATAGAGAAATCAAGCAAGCTTCTAACCTCTCCGAGATCATTAACAAAGCTAAAGCTTCGCATATAGGCTTTTTGCTTTTCTAGCTTTTCTTGACATTGAATACGGTCAAATTTAGATATTCCAAACACGCTCAACCTTAAAACTGGCACTTTTTTATTAGATTGACAAGGCGGCCTTTTTTGCTTGCTCCGCGCGCGGGGCGCGCGTCGCTCGCAAAGTCGGCCTTTGCCGCCAAAGCCAACGCTTCGCTCATTTTGGCGGGGGGGCGAACCCGCAAGCGGCTCC